AGCAGTAATGGGTCTTGCTGGCTTGCACTGAAAGGGTTGTGCCGTCAGCACACACCATTGCAGGCAGGACGTTCTTGAAAGACAGACCAGGTGCGATTTCAATCGCCGGCTGCATGAGCATGGCTTGAAGCCGATCGAGAGTGGACATTGATGTCTCCTGGATAGTTGAATGGCAAAAGCGCCAGCCCATGGCCGGAGGCCAGACTAGGGTGACTGTCTTTGCTGAGAGTTCTGGGAAAAAAGACAGACCACCACCCCCGAAGGAGTAGTGGTCAGGAGGACAAGATCAGGAGATCAGTCCAGTGCGAAGCCGGCAGTATCAGCAGGCAGTGCCGATTGGAACTCGATCTCCAGCGAGGCCAGGATCTTGGCGACACGGGAAGGATCTTCGTTCAGCCAGGCCAGCAGTTGCTTCTCGTTGCCTTTGGATTCCTTGAGAGGAATGGCACCGAGCTTCTTACGTCCGCCAGTCTTGCTGGGCAGGTAGAAGTTCAGGAAGCCCTGAGCTTTCCAGTTGTCGTTGGAAGGCGTAGCGGCGGCAGCGTTGTTCGATTGAAAGGCCATGAGAAAACTCCAGTGAAAAAGGATTAAGGCAGGATTTGCCACCCCATGCGCGGAGCGCAGGAGTACAAACCGAGGGAGACCTAGCGGAGCTGCCAGTCCGCAGGGACGGCAAAGCTACACCAAGTGGGAAGGAAGGGCGATAGAAAGAACGGTTGCCCTAAAGGGCAGACTTGATGCCCGATCAAGCAACCAAGGAGTAGGCCAGTGCAGACAGAACAAGAATGACGCACACGACAACGATGACGATGCCATCCCAGTCGGTATTGCTTTGAGACTGTTCGTTCCAGAGGTTCTGGTGGTACTTGTGATGTTTCATTTGGGTTCCTTAGGCATGCGAGTGCACATGCCAATGAGTTTGGTTGAGATGAGGTACAGGGTAGAAGAACGCATGACGGCCATGAGCAAGGAGAGAGGAAGTCGCAAGAAGCGCAGCGTCATGGTCATATGCCTTGTAAGTTACGAGTAAGGGAGTTGCTTCGAGCACTGAAGAGACATGCTCTTCGAGGTAGTACTCAATGTGGAGAGGTGGAACAGGTGGATGTTGAGAGGCCATGGTTTACTTTCTGAGAGTGCGGATGACATGGATGAGGGTGTATGCGCAGAACCCGATGAATGGGAGCAGGATGAGCGCAGCAGCGAAGGCTTGAGCAGACATGGTTAAGACTCCTGTGGTTGGGATTGAAGGCAGTCAAGGCGAACGTATTCAGCGATGACTGTGGAAGGCACCAGACGCAGCAGAGAAGCAGCTTCCAGTGGTGATAAGCCTTGGCGATAGGCTTGGTAGATGTTGGACATTTGAAAGGGAGAAGGTTTCATAGAAGTCTCCGATGTAGAACAGGACATCTGTTCTTTCCTTTCCATGAGCGGAGCTCACAAAGAACGAGAGATGTGCTTTGTATATCGGGTGAGTATCGGAATGATTGGTGACATGGATAAGGGTAATGAGATGGAGAGGTGAAGTGATTACATAACTCCAATACACCTAATCAGTCCTTTCTCCACTACCCTGAGCAGTGATCTGTTACCCAGATGCACCTAATCTCCACAACCCTAGTCATTGAGAGTGCGAGGAGCGCACCTCTTTCTACTTAGGAATCTGACTATCTGGAGTGTGTAATGTGTTTGTGTAAAGACCTAAGCTCCCCTAAGGGAGCAGAGGTTTGGTTGATTACTTGGTGACAGCAGTGAGTTGTTTCTCAGTGACTCGTTGTTCTTTGAGCATGAGGTTCATCTTTGCTTGGCGTTGGATGCGAGCTTCGTCTGCGAATGCACCAGCTGATTCTTCTGCCCAGGTGGACAGGTGAACAGCAGCATTGGCAGTCTTCTCGAGTGCGATGAAGTAGGAAGTGATAGCGGCGAACAGTTGCTTGAACATTGCGAACATGATGGAGACTCCAGTTGGTTGATTGAATGGGGGTACGTACCCAGTGCATGCGCGGAGCGCTTTAATGGGGGGGGGTGGTCAGTGAAATTGGTCACCGGCCTGTAAGTCCTGCTTCCGTACCCAACTATCAAAAATCTCCAAAACCCGAGTGCCTAAATTTTGCGCAGATTTTCCGGCCAATGCCGATCCTTATAACCCACTAAAGTTGAAGGGATTGGTTTCTCCATAGAATGCAGCTTGTCTGCTCCCCCCCACCCCCGGTTCCCATGGCTTCGCCTCTTTTAATATAAACAGGCTGTAATGCTTTAGTTCTATATTCTTTGTTTCTTTCTTTTTGGTTTACTATATGCAACCTATAGGGTAACCAAATAGAAAGATAGGCATGAGCGCACTTACGATTGATCAGTTCAAGCAGGCATTGCCTGACAAGGTGAAGAAGTCAATTAACCAAGAGCTGATTGACCAGATCAACACCACTCTTTCTGATCCCGAAATGTTTGAAAGCTATCGGGAGAACCTGCTGAGCTACACCAAGGTGATGGCCGATGGCAGGTTTAAGGTGGATTCGTATGTGCAGGCTGTGAAGTACGTGAGCCACAAGCTGATGGGATGCACGAACATCGAGGCTTACACGAAGACCTTTCCCGATAAATATCAAAGGTTTGTGCAGCAGGGTGTGCAAGCCAAGGACATTGCCAGCTATGTGACGGCGTACAACAAGTCCAAGCTGGTGAACCTGATCTTCGAGCAGACGCTGATTCCAAGCTATGTGCTGAACCAGGATCTGTATCAAAGGGCCTTGAATGTGCAGGCCGATCTGATGATCAACAGTGGCAGTGACAAGGTGCGGTGCGATGCCGCGAACAGTCTGCTTACCCACCTGAAGATGCCCGAGACCCAGAAGGTGGAGCTCGAGATCGGGGTCAAAGAGGATTCCAGCATTGGAGCCCTGCGGCAGGCGACCTTGGAGTTGGCCCGTCAGCAGAGGCTGGCTATGGAGTCAGGTCAGATGAGCGCCCAGGAAGTGGCTCACGCCAAATTGGTGATTGATGTCGATGCCACGGAGGTGAACTGATGAGTAAGACTGAATACCTCTGGTGGTGCTTTGTTGTCTCAGCAATCCTTGGAGGATCTTGGGGTGGTTTGCTCTACTGGTTCAATGAGATTGCTGGTATCTCGATTGGCTTTGGTTTGTTTCTTTTTGCTTTTGTTGTTCTGGTGAACATGGATAGCGAAGAGGAGGAAGAACTGCCGCAACACAACAGGCGGTTCAATGACCTTTGACCCAGTAGCAGAAGCACTTGCACCTTGGAAGGTTGAGGACTACCTCAACGCTACGGACTACGGCAACGATCCGTCTTACGTTCCCAGTGACTTTGCACTGGAGTTCGTCACGTTCATCAAGCTGGTCAATGGCCAGCAAGGTGAAGAGCACAAGACTCCGCTTGTGCACTACCGGATGCTCGACACGCTGACCGAAGGCGGCAAGCGAGTCATCAACCTCTGTCACCGGGGTATCGCCAAGACCACCGTGATGGGTGAGTACCTGTTCCTGTACATCGCAACCTATGGCGAGATCCCTGGCTTCGGCCGGATTGACCTGGCGTTGTACGTGTCGGACTCGATCGAGAACGGTGTGAAGAACATGCGCAAGAACTTGGAGTTCCGCTGGGACAACTCTGACTTCCTGAAGCAGTACGTTCCAGAGATCCGGTTCACTGACATCCGCTGGGAGTTCAAGAACGCTGACGGCAAGGTCTTCATCGTCAAAGGCTACGGTGCGAAGACCGGTGTCCGGGGTGCCAAGGAAATGGGCAAGCGGCCGCAGCTGGCGGTGCTCGATGACTTGATCAGTGATGAGGATGCACGCTCGGCCACGGTCATCGCTGCCGTAGAAGACACCGTGTACAAGGCTGTGAACTACGCCTTGCACCCAACCAAGAACATGATCATCTGGTCGGGCACACCGTTCAACGCAAAGGATCCGCTGTACAAAGCCGTGGAGTCCGGAGCTTGGGCAGTCAACGTGTTCCCAGTGTGCGAGATGTATCCCTGCGAGCGATCGGAGTTCCGTGGTTCATGGCCTGATCGATTCACGTTTGAATACGTGAAGGAGCAGTACGACAACGCCGTCAAGCTAGGCAAGGTGGAAACCTTCAACCAGGAATTGATGCTGCGAATCATGTCTGAAGAAGACCGGATGATTCAGGACGGGGACATTGGCTGGTACAAGCTGGATGCTGTGCTGCGCAACAAAGGCCGCTTCAACTTCTACATCACCACTGACTTTGCCACTTCACTGAAGGACAAGGCCGACTACTCGGTGATCAGTGTCTGGGCCTACAACAACGTGGGCGATTGGCTCTGGGTTGATGGAGTGTGCAAACGTCAACTCATGGATGCCAACATCAATGATCTCTTCAGGCTCTCTCAGCTATACAAGCCACAGTCCGTGGGTATTGAGGTTACTGGTCAGCAGGGTGGATTCATCCAGTGGATCCAGGGACAAATGCTGGAACGGAACATTTACTTCCCTCTTGCAACGGAAGGCAATGACGCCAAGCCCGGAATCCGACCCAACACGAACAAGATGGTTCGTTTTAACACCGTGGTTCCTTTGTTCAAGGCACGCAAAGTCTTCTTCCCGATAGAGCGGAAACAGGAGATTACAATGCAGGAAGCCATGAATGAACTGAGCCTGGTTTCTGTTTCTGGCTTCAGAAGTAAGCACGATGACTTCCTCGACACGATCTCGATGCTGTCGTCACTGACTCCATGGAAACCATCGGAAGAAGCTCCAATGGTCGCATCAGGAAAAGGTGAGGGCATGTGGGACATCGATGTGGATGCCGAGCCCGATGACCGAATGGCCTCGTACATCGTTTAAGGAAGTCCTATGAAAATCAAAGAAGTCTTCGATCAGCTCACCCATGGCGAGCTATCCCAACTTGGCATTGGTGGTGCAGCGAATGGCGGCATTGCCACAGAGAACTACAGCAAGGTGATCTCGCACATCAACCTTGGTCTGACAGCCCTGTACAAGCGCTTTCCCCTGAAAGAGGGAAGGGTAGAGATTGAGCTTCAAACAGGTCGAACTACCTACCCTGTCACGGCCGACTATGCAGCGAACAACCGCCGATCGCGCCAGCCAGTCAAGTACATCAAGGACTCCCTGGCCGAGCCATTCATCAACGACATCTTGAAGATCGAACGGGTCTACACCTCAGTTGGGCACGAGATGGGTCTGAACGACGAGTCCGATGTCTACTCCGTCTTTACCCCCAGTGCTACGGTTCTCCGGGTGCCGGCCGTTGTTGTTGCTGGTTCGGTCGATCTGCCTGACGAGCTCAAGACCGAGACGCTGGAAGTGGTCTACCGGGCCAACCATCCGGTAATCGTTTTTGATCCTGATGGCTTTGAGCCGGAAGAGGTGGAAATCGAGCTGCCGTACAGCCACCTGGAGCCGCTGCTTCTGTTCGTGGCCAGCCGAGTGCACACGCCAACCGGCATGACCAATGAAGCCAACCTTGGCAACACCTACTTTGCCAAGTACGAGGCGTCCTGCCAGCAGCTGGAAACCACCAACCTTCGAGTTGACCAGGGCAGTCAGAACACCCGTCTGGCTAGAAACGGCTGGGTGTAAGCGTTATGGCAGGCAAAGATCCCCGTCTTGCACGAGCAGGTGTCTCTGGCTTTAACCGGCCACGATCCACGCCAAGCCATCCGACCAAGAGCCACGTTGTCGTGGCCAAGTCTGGAGCTCAGGTCAAAACCATTCGATTCGGACAGCAAGGAGTCTCTGGCAGTCCAAAGAAGGATGGGGAGTCCGAGTCCTACCGCAAACGCCGTGAAGCTTTCAAGGCCCGACATGCTGGCAACATTTCCAAAGGGAAGATGAGTGCGGCTTACTGGGCTGACAAAGTGAAGTGGTGAATTGAAAAAGCCCCTTGATAGGGGCTTTGTTTATTTGCCGGAAGATCCGAATCCACCAGATCCACGGGAAGTTTCTTCGAGAGAATCTAC